GGGAATATCTACCACAATATTCATATTCTCCTGTGTGTGATATATGATCCATACAATATAGGTGTATTTTACCACCCATAGCTGTCCATCTTTTACAAAAACCAAAGTCTTCACCATAATACTGTTTAGTATTTGGGTCATGTAAACATTCAAATAAATTGTAGAAATTCTTCTTATAATCTTCTTTACCATTGACTAACGTAGGTTGATGTATTTCCAACTCAGGATATTTCTTTATCATCTTTTCAAGAACATCTCTCTTAATTAACATACATCCTGTAGGTGCGTGAGTTACCTCTGCTACACCATCGTCAACTATCACTTCATTCATACCCTCTACTTTAATAGGGTAATGAAAACCAGCTTTGGCTATATCTTTTTCATCTGTAAGTTTAAACATATCGGTTCTTCTTTTAATCTTACCCCAGTCAATATATTTCATCGGGTATGGCACAGCTATAATATCTTTATCTTTGTCTAACATTTTAAATATACTTTCAGCTTGAAAGTCTATGTCTGAATCTATGAACAATAAGTGTGTGTATTTACCTGGTTCGTTTAAAAACTCAGATACAATTAAGTTTCTGCCTTGTTGTACAAGAGATGATTTATACAAAGTAAAACTAACTAATATATTTTTTTGCATACATCTTTGTTGAAATTTTAAAAGTGCTTGCGTGTAATGTATAGAGCACTCACTATGCACAGGTGTGCCTACCATGATTCTGTATTTTGGTAATCCAAGATTTACTTCTGATTGACCTGTTAGATCAAACGTTATGGGTTCATTATTTTTCATTTAATATTCCTTTCAATAAATGTGTCCAAGTTATAGCTATCTTTGGCCAGCCATAATAGGTATTAGCATATTCTACTTGTCTATTCAAATGCTGTATAATTGCTGGTTGATCTAATGTTTTCTTTGCAGACTCAATACCTATTGCACACTTTTGTGCTAAGAAGTGATAGTTTTTACTATGTGTAAGATACATTGGATACTCTGCTCCTGTTTCATACAAAGCACCGTAGTTTGATACAATACAATACAAACCTGCAGCCATAGCTTCTAACAATGATATGCAAAATGTTTCTTCCCATATACTTGGATATACAAACATATTGTAATTTTTAAGATGTCTTTTTATCCATTCGTTATTTCTAAAACCAAGATAATTTACATTTGGTAATCTTTTTGCATGATCATACAGAGCTTGATATTGTTTATCGTTAGCATCTGCAAAATCTTTACCGTATACTTGACAATTAGAAAATACATCTAATTCTATCATAGGATCTTTTACTAACTCCATAGCACCAAGTAATACATTTAATCCTCTCCATGGTGTGCAGTGATGTATAATTCTACATTTTTGTCTTTTAGGTTTATATATTTCTTCTCTAGGTTTTATATTATCTATACCATTTTTTATAACCACACATTTTTCTGTAGGTAAATCATAGTACTTAGTAAAATTTTCATAATTCCAATGACTGTTAAATACATACCAATCATATTTATTGTGATTTGTTTTATCTTTAAACCAAGGATGTATGTTTGGTTGATCCCAAGAATTTTTTTGCCATAGTATATTTGGTTTATCTTTTGATAAAGGTATATGCTCTGGCACAGATGTTGTTATCTGTACACGATCTAACAACTTGTTATCTACATATTTACGTAGGTAAGCTAATTGTAATTCAGTTCCGCCCTGTGGACTATTTTTTTCCATTAAATATTTTTTGCAATGCGTTCATACCTTTAGGAGATACATGTACTGTTGTATCCTGTTTAATATGATCCATTGTCGTAGCTGTATTTGGATCTGCAACATCCGCTTTCATTTCTTCTTCATCTTTATATACTTTACCAGTCCATGTGTTTTTACAAATAGTAACTGTAGTGCAGTGTATTTTTAATATATCTTTATCCATTTTCTTGCGATCTGTCTATTAAAGCATAACTTATCAGGCCTTGTATTTTACTACTTCCTGTAGCTGCTTGCGCAGTTATAGCATCACCTGCTTCTAAATTCAAGCCTTGAGGTGAAGCATTTACTTGTGACTTAGCACCTACTTCATCTCGAAAAAATTCGTATTCAGTGCTGGAATCTGACGAGTCAACAAAATTCATATTTACCACAATGCCTGATGATGCATCATTGTTTGCACAATATATACTTTTAACTATAATTGTTGCATTAGTAGGACAAGTAAGCACCGTAGTTTTACTTGTGTCTGTTTGTTTAAAACCTTGATTTTTATATTGTATAGTCATTAGTTCATGAAATAGTTGAAAGCGTCTTGCTCATTTTTTAATTCTGTTTGAAAAGCAAAGTTAAGTTGATTTTTCATACTATCTAAAGACGCAACAATCTGCCTTTGGTTTTCTGCTTCGTATTGATCTTTTGGTTCTGGTATGAATATAGTTATCTTTGCCATTATCTTCTACCATCTGGTTGTGCATCTATTCTTAAAGTTCCATATCTCCAAGTTTCGCCTGCAGCTTCGTTTTCAATTTTAACAGCTATTAGTCTACCTCTAGCTCTTGTATCTACTTTGTCTGTTGTGGACGTAACAGTAAAAGGTCCAAGAGGGGAGCTTGCCTTTGTATTGTTTGGATAATCATTGATAAACAAGGTAACTTTAGAATTACCTGTCTGATATTTAAAATCAGGCACAAATCTTCTAATAGAAGAAAATATCTGACCATCATCAATATCTAAATCTCCTGATGTAATAAAAGCTTGTATCGCAGTTGTTGTGCCGTCTGCAACTTGATCAGTGCCATCTTCATGAGAGTAATATGTCGTTGCACCAAATCTGTTTGTGATACCTTGTATTGGAAAATTTGGTGTGCCTGTTGCTGCGTATTCTGTTGCGTAAGGATTATCAAATACGTAAGCGTCAACGTATGTTGTTCGAGCTAATGACCCTGTAGTCCATACACCTTCTGCGTAGTTATATGTAACAACTCTATCAATTTGTGTGGATCCAAACTTAGGATAGAACCACATAACTTCATCGTACAAAGAATTATATCCAGCAGCAATAGTTTGGTTAGATCCAAAGTTAATTCCAAGATTGTCCCCATCTGTTGTAAATACAAAATCCTCTACCAAACAAGGTAAAGATTTTACCGTACCATCGTACACAAAGAAACCGCCTGCATCACCCATCCAGTAAGTAACACCATCAGCAAACACAACTGCGTTTTGTCCAATGCATCCACAACCTGTACCAACTTGTCTAACACTAAATGTAAAAGGTGGTCCAACAAATTGTATTACGTAAGCTGCTCTATCTGTAAGAACGAGTGTATAGTCTTTGGCATTTACAGCCGCTCGTATCTCGCTACCCGCATCAAGTCTAAAAGTTCCGGCAGTGTTTGTTGCGGTTGGTTCGTATGTGTTTAGATCCTCTTGATTTGAAAATCTGATGAACATAGGATCTTGTGTGTTAGCATTACCAATCGTTGTCTCAGTTCCTAGATGAAACAAGTGTCTGTCTCTGTCAGATACGAGTGTCATAATAGAAGATGTTGGATTGTTGGTAGTTGCAAAATTTGTTGTTGATGTTGAAGCTCTAATTGTTCTTGCACCTACAGCGCCAGCGTTCCACGTAAATGTTTTGCCATTGTGTATAGTTGCAACTAATACTTCACCAAAGTTATCAAGTGACCATATACCTGGATCTAACGTTACATCAGATACGGTTCTTGCCGTGCCCCACGTAGAATCACCCCAAAGATATGTGCCCCAACCGTAACCAGTTGTTTGAAAAGTTGGTCCAATTAATTCGTATGGATTAATGGTTGCAGCACCTGCTGCTGTCATACCAGTGCCAGACTCAACAGCGGACATGGTGATTGTAAATGAGTTAGTAGCTGTAGATATGATCTCGTAAGTTTTTTCTGTGAAATCTGTTACCGCATATCCTGTAGCTCCACCACCAGGTAAAGTTACTGAAGAGAAAGTTACGTATCTACCAACGGCTAGACCATGAGAGGCTTTATTTATTGTTACCGTTGCATTGTTGTTTGTTGATGTAAAAGTAGCTCCTGATATAGCAGTTGCCAAAGGTGAAATATCATAAAAGTCTTCGCCATAGTACAAGAACAAACCTTGAGATGTACCTATAGCTGTATACTTTTCTCCATCCAAAGAGGTAAAAGCATGTTGTGCTCTAGCAACACCAGGTAGCTCTTTTTGAGCCACAGTAAGTTGTTTCCAGCCACCTATCTTTTCTGGTAGTCCAGTTCTAAATCTAACGTTGTCACCATCTATCCACTGACCTTCAGCTCCTGATGCTGTGGCCTGTTTATTAAATCCTGGTGCAAACTGTAATTTCTTTAACGGCATAACTTGATTATATATTAATAATTAGTATAGTACACATCAAATATGAAAGAAAATAATACCCTAAAGTCAGAGTTTGTTAAATTCTTTAATAAGACGCCTCT